GTAAATGAAAGATCTAAGAATATTATCGTTTATAGGTGCATCGTTCACCAATATTTCAATTGAAATGAATAATTATGATGTTGATGACTTGAATTTCGACATGACTGTTGACACAGATTATATTTACTCGGGTCTACATAAGCCGTTTAAGAATCAATATATAGGAATAGAGTCAAACGATACGCCTGGCGCCGTGAAGCGAGAATATTACAATGGCACATCGTGGGTCGATCTCGCTGTCGTTGATGGCACAGTTAATTTTACAAGGTCTGGATTTGTTACATGGGATTTACCGAGTGATTGGGTAGCCACCGAAATTGATGGTGAATCACTTTTTTATATTAGAACGACAGCGACAATTGATGTTGATATCCAGGGCATTAACATGCTTTTTGCAAACGATAATGACTTAAGGGAACACTACCGAAATATTAATGAATATCTCGGATCAGATACTTCATACATTGCAACACATCAAGCAAGTAAAAAAGATATTATTCAGAAAATAAGAAATAGCAAGAAGGTAAAAATTTCCTCAATCGATAATACGATTACAGATTTAACCATATGGGATTTTACAAGACCAGAACAGTTGAGAAATGCGGCAACATATCTTTGCTTGTCAAAAATCTTTGCAGGTGTTTCCGATAACGCAGATGGTAAGTTTTTGCAATTATCGAGATCGTTTCGAAAGGATTATAAGGAATCTGTCGACACTTTTTTAATGAATGTTGATATTAATGATAATGGATTAGAAGACACTAGCGAAGAATCTGAGAGCCAAAACATTACAAGGATTGTGTACGTATGACTGACACAATAAAAACGATTAGGACGGGAATTGAGACTTGTATAGGGGATAATACTACATTCACCAAGCTTGATAACAAATTTGATCTAGAAAAAAATCAATTTAACAATGAAGTTAAGAGATATGGAGTTGTTGCTCGAGATGGTTCTCCAGCAGGTCAGTCATTGTTGAGATATGTAACAATTGACCGTGATTTTCAAATAACATTGTGCAATAAATTTATTTCAACAACCAATGGGGATGACCAGCAAGAAGTTATTGGCGATCTTTTAGAGAATGCAATGGAGACAATAACAGAAAGATTGCAATCATCAAAAGCCGGACTTCCCAACTTGGTTAATTCGATTAACTTTGCGAATAACGACGTAGTTGTTTATGATGAAATAGAGAATCTTGCAATTTTAAGATTCGATGTAATTGTACAATTTAGAAAACAAATAATTAACTGCTAGGAGAGTGTAATGGCTATTGGCGTATTAAAAAATAAGACATTGGTTGCCCTTGTCGAAGAGGTAACAGAGGGAACACCGATCGATCCATCTGCCGGTGCAGAATTTATTCAAGTTCTTGATGGAATTACAAATGATCCTGCTAAGGAATTAGTTGAAAGAGCCGTGATTACACCGCTCAAAGGAAAAATTCAACCAAGAACGTCGACTAGGTCTGCAAGTGGTTCTTTGCCTCTCGAGTGGAAAGCCAGTGGAACCGAAGGTGCAGATGATCTCGAAGCAGGAATCGCCTACGAGGCATTGCTTGGTGGTAAAACGCAAATATCTGCAAGGGATGAAGTAGAGGCAACATCAACGGCATCGGCTTTTTTAGTAACAGGGCATGGACTAACTGTTGGTATGTTCTTACACATTTTAGAACCTGGTGCACATCACTTAGCATTTGTTAAAAGTGTCGAAGGTGTCGATGATTTCACAATCACACCACCAATGCCAGGTGCACCAACACCGGGAACAGAATACGCAAAATCGACTGTGTATTTCGCAGATGATAATGAGAAAACATTCACAGAAACAATTTATTGGGGCGACGAGATTAAAGAACAAATTGATGGTGTAAGACCAGCGTCATGCTCTTTTGAAAATATTGTAACTGGACAAACACCGAATGCATCTTTTTCATTACAGGGGTTAAACTTTACAGAAGTTGACGGGTCGGCGCCAGTAACACCAGTTTATAATGACACATTGCCACCAATTGCCTTAAGCGCAACCGTTTCAATGGGTGGTGCATGTATTGATATGGATGAATTATCTTTTTCGGTAGAAAATACTATTTCTAACTTAACATCTGTTTGCTCTGCAGACGGAATAATTGCAAGTAGAATTTCCGAGAGGGCAGTTGCTGGATCACTAACACCATACCTTGACGATGCCGATGTTAGTAATTTTACAAAATTTAACGAAAATACAGACTTTGAATTGATTGTTACTCTTGCAAATCCCTCAGGTGTTGACGGAGAACTTGAAATCGGAAGTGCGATCGGTGCATACATGCCACAATGTATTTTCACGGCCCTGCCAAAAGCTGACAAAGACGGTACACTGACACAGGCTGGAGAATTTCAGGCTCATACAGGTGCAACCGGCGACAAAGTAGAAATCTTTTTAGGATTTGCTTAGTCTCCCCCCTATTCTAAGTAAATGTAACCCCTTGCGCTTTCATCGTGTGAGGGGTTATTATTATCAAAAACCGAGGGGGTTCTTATGTCTATAATCTATAGAAAAACAGATTTAATTAACTTAAAGATTGGTGATTTAACATTTATTATTAGACCACTTTCTTATCAAGACAGAATTTCTGTTATGTCAGCACTTTCAACTGAAGGTGGTTCTATTGTTGAAAACGCAGCCCTTGCGACCTTCAAACTAATGAAGCATGCGATTGCAGGTGTGTCGGGCGCCAAGCTTCCAGATGGTGAAGATTATGAAATCTCAAAAGATGAAGAGGGTAAAATTTCAGATGACTCAATTGATGATTTGTTAAACCTTGAAGAAAACGATGTTTTAGGAATGGCTCTACATAATTTTCTAAAAGGAATACCAGCGAAACTAATTAACCCAAACACTAGCGAAAAACTTGAGGGAGTTGAAATAATTCCTTCACCAGGTGTGCCAAAAAAGTAATTAACTCATTCGGTCTACTCTGGGAAGTTTTTCGTTTTGAGGTCATGCAATTCAACACACTATCTGCGCGTGAAACCTTGCAAGTTGCTGCGAGCGTTTATTCTATTTTTGACGAGAAGTGGAATTGCTATAAGTGTATGACACATAGAGACTTTGATAAATATCAGAAAGTTAAGGGTTGCATATCGACACCAAGAACAAATTACAAAGTTGAGGGTTTTAAAATAAACAAATGCCTCGGAAACTTTACTTCACGAGAAGTTTATTCTTATTTTGAAATGTTTAAGGTTTATGAGCGTGGTATAATGCCATTTGAAGGCTCAATGATGGACCAACCGGCTAAATTAATTGACCTTTTTAATATGATCGAGCAATTAAAACTTGAAAAAGTAGCTGAAATGCAAAAAGCCGAAGATAAAAAGCGTAAACAAAATAGATAAATTGTTAATTTGTAAGTACACTATGGATAGAGGTGTTTTATATGGTAAACAAGGTAGAAGTTGATGTTTTAGTCGAAACGAAGGCGGCAAGAAAGTCTATTGATCGACTAGAGAAGTCTTTTACTGATTTTGCCAAAAGCGCAAAGAAAGAAACCGATAAGGCAACTGGCGCGTTTGATGTTTTTGCCGGAGTCATTAGTGCTCAAGCAGTCAGTAGTATTTTTAAGTCCATCACAAGTTCGGTTATAGATTTTGGTGTTTCATCTGTCAGGACGGCAGCCAAGATTGAGGGTCTAACAACACAGCTAACAACACTGACAGGATCAACGGCCAACGCAAAGGCGATACTTGAAGACCTTACACAATTTGCAGCGACAACACCTTTTCAACTAGAGGGCTTGGCACAAACAACTAAAAAACTTTTATCTTTTGGGTTCGCCCAAGACGAAATTATAGGAAAGCTAACCGAGTTAGGAGATGTGGCTGCAGGCTCTGGCGTAGATATTCAAGAACTGGCTTTGATCTATGGCCAAGTAAATGCAGCTTCGAAATTAACAGGTGAAAGATTATTGCAGTTACAAGAAAGGGCGGTTCCTATTGGGCCAGCACTTGCAAAAACAATGGGCGTTGCCGAGACAGCAATAAAGGATCTTGTTTCTCGTGGCGAAGTTGATTTTGCAACATTCGAAAAAGCGTTCGCAAGTCTAAGTCAAGAAGGTGGTCAATTTTTCCAAGGAATGATTCGTCAATCAAAAACTTTTGATGGTGTCATGTCGACACTTGGCGATAATATTGAATTGGTCGAAAAAGATATTGGAGATGGTTTACTTCCAACAATTAAAACCCTGGCCTCTGCATTTATTGGAGTGATACAAAGCAATAAAGGTCTGGCCAAAAGTTTCGGTGTTTTTCTTGACGGAAAATTAAATGAAGGCGTTGATCTTTTAATCGATTCAATAATACCCCTAGGAAGTGCGGTTGTTTTTCTTAGCGATGTTTTTAACGGACTGGTCCATGTTTGGGACGCACTGAAGATCGGTATCAATGAAATTGCAAAAGGGTGGGTCATGCTTGCAGAAGTCGCTTTAGGTGCGGCAAAGTCAATCTCTGAGGCTCTGGGAATAGACACTACGCTGATCGATCAAGGCATCGAAGCCACGAAAGTCTTACGCGAATCAATGGACGAAACGACAACCGAAATTGTCGCAGGTATGGGCGAGCGTGTTAAATCTCAAGGTGAATTTGCAAGAACCGTTGAATCAGTTACGCAAAAAGTGACGGAATCGGCAAAAATCGAAATTGCTGCAGAAAGGGCAAAAACAAAAGCACTTGAAGAGGAGTCAAATAAAAAATCTGAAATAAAAAAGAAAGAAGCCGACAAAGTTTTAACGGAAAGTGAACAGATTGCTGCAAAAGTGGCAGAAATTGAAAAGAAAAAATCAGAGGCCGTTATTCAAAACAAGGCAAATGAGATTGTTGCCCTTGCCGAAATGGAGCAGGTTGAGGCGGATCGAAAAGAAGAGGAGCGAGTCGTTAGGCTTGAACTCGACACCGAACAAGCTGATACACGTCTCGAGGAGCTATCTTCTCGACTCGGAAAAGAAGAGGCCATAAAATCAGAGGCCGAAGCAAGGCGACTGGACAAAGAAGGAAAGATCGCGCAAGCCAAAAAGAAACGGCAAGCCACAGATTTAAAAGCCGATAAACAAAATATATTAGAGTTTCAAAAATTTGAAAACTTAACCAACAAACAAAAAATTCAGAATGTGCAGTCTACGCTTGGTCAAATATCGACTCTAACAAGCAGCAATAACAAAACATTGTTTAATATAGGTCGTGCATCTGCAATATCCGACGCAACAATTCGAGGGTTCCAGGCAGTGCAGGTTGCGCTCTCAAGTGCACCCCCTCCATTTAACTTTGCATTGGCGAGCCTAGTTGGGATTGCAACCGCTGCGAACGTTTCAAAAATTGCATCGACTAAACCACCCGGATTCGCCGGTGGTGGTGTTGTTGGTGGCATACCTCAAGACAGAGATAATCAACTAATAGGGGCAGCGTCCGGCGAGGTTGTTTTAAATAGAAGACAAACGGCAAATACACTATTTGGGCTTGCAAATAACGGTGCACTTGGTGGCGGAGGCGGGTCAAGTTTAAATATAAATGTCGAAGCTGGAGTAGGTGGCATCTCGACTGAGCAAATTGACTTTCTAATTGATTCAATAAATGATCGTACTGAATTTGGAAATCAAGAACTAAGGACTGCATAGCATGGCTAATTTTATACCAAAATTTTCTTACGTGCATCCTGTAGATGGCGCCACCACGATAACATTAACACTGCCACCCACTGGCGACCCATTGAGGGAAAAGTCAGCGACAAGTGGAAAAGAAACAAGATCAAATCTTGGAAAAACTCAATATCAAAAGAACTATCAAGACCACACTTTTGAGTTAAATCTTATTTTTTTAACGGTAACTGAAAAAGATGCGCTCGAGAAAATGTTTGATGATTATGCATCATTCGGAAAATCTTTTAGTTATTACCCGAGCGAAGATGAGTCAGAGTTCTTTAATGTGATATGGCCAGGAAGTAAAAAAACATTTGAACCAAAAAAGGTGATTGTGTCTGGTAGTGATTTTATCTATGACTTAAAAATACCATTGAGAGTTGAGCTTTGAGTTTTGACACAGAGGCAGAAGACCTAAATTCACAGATAAATCTAGTTTTAAAAATTGACTCAGTTTATTTTGCACAAAGAGATGTTGATAGTGGTTTGTCTGTGGACGCTGACAAAATCGGATTAATGAGAACGGTCAAAATATCTGGCAACTCTGTCGATATTCGCAAGGTAAAAACATCGTTGTCAACCTTAACATTTTCACTAATAGACAAAGACGGTGTAATTTCTATTTTTCTCATGTCAAAAGATGATAACTATCTAGAGAAAACAGTTGAACTTTACGCCGGATTCACAACTGGATCTTTTGATTTTTCTGATTATAGGCAGTTTGCAAAAACAAAACTCAAGTCAATATCAAAAACTGCCAATTCGTATTCATTTAGTTGCACAGAAGTAACATCATTAATCAAAGAAGAGGCGTTTTTTAATTTCACCGAACTAGACGGTGACATAGATGACTCGCAAACAACCCTTGATGTGATAGATGCCTCAGGGCTTGATTCAAGCGGTACTATAAAAATAGATGACGAATTTATTGCATATACTGGCATCACGGTTGATACGCTTACAGGGTTATCAAGAGGTGTTAAGTCAGGGCTCGCGGCAGAGCATAAAGACGGGTCATCTTGTTTCATGGTCACTGAAATAGAAGATAACCCCATTGACATAATGCTCGATATAATGCAAACCGCTTTGTCTATAACCACGGCAGATATCGATGTGACAAGTTTCACAGATATTCGAGATTCTTTCTTTGCAGCAACTCAAGTAAGATTTTCGATAGCTGGACTAGAAGACGTTTTAGATTTTTTCGAAGATGAAATATTGTTGCCACTTAATTGCAGGTTAACATCTATAGATGGGCTAATCGGCTTAGCTATTCTAGACCAAACTGATTTGACGATAATACCAACAGATCTTGATGAATTAACAATAGAGGGCACCCCAAACTGGGGAATCGGATCAAACAAAATTGTCAATGAGATAATCGTGCAATGGGGATATGTTGAGGGCACAAATGTCTATTCGAAAACATCTACATTTAGTGACGCAACTTCACAGACATTATTTTCTAAGAAAAAAACGCTCACTTATAAATTCAAAGGCGTTAAATCTGACCTGTCTGGATCTACAATAGTAAATCAAATGGGATCAAGGTTGCTGGCCAGAACTAAAACAGCACAAGCGGATATTAAAGTTAACACTCTTTTTTCCAATGCTGCATTAATAGTTGGTGACGATGTATCAATGACGCATAGATTTTTACCACAGCAAGGTGCAGGATTAGGCATTGCAGACAGCCGACTAGAGATAATGAGTAAATCATTCAATTTTGATACAAAAAGAGTTTCTTTTAAATTGCAATTTACATCTTTTGCCAATTTAAGAATAGGATTAATCGCACCCAGCCCACTAATATCAAGTGTTGTTGATCAAAGAACTTTCACAGTGCCAAGCGGTTCACAATTCAAGGCGGGCTATTTTTTAAGATTGTTTAATGTCGGATCAAATGACTATTATGCAGATGTTAAAAACGAGATTGATAGCGTTGTTGGTAATACAATTACAATGAAAGATAATTTTTCGACAACACTAACCACAAGTATTAAGATTAAATTTCCAGTTTATAGTGATTGTTCAAGTTTGCAGACTGGTAAATATGCTTTCATTGGGCCTGATAGTGGATTTTTTGTTGATGGCACCAAAACCTATCAGATACTTTTTTAAAAGGATGAATATATGACTTTAAAAAATCCATTTTCAGTAGATCAAACAGCAGCAGAGGCACCCATTGATAATGATTTAATGGAAATAAAAATCCAAGAAAATCTTGAAGATCTTGCAGACCAGATCGATAGTATATCAGCGGGCGGTGGGGGTGCAGCCGACACCGGCACTATAGCTGAAATTAAATTAGGTGGTGAGACCAATGAAGCTATTTATTGGAAGCGCAGATTTTCACCATTGCAACATATGCGCAATGCAGATTCGGAAAATCCCAGCGGCTTTGATCCCGAAGGTGTGAGTTTGAGAAATGAAATGCTTGCTTTTCTACAGATCAATGATAGCGGTGTTATATTAGTCCCTTCAAGTGATAGTTATTTAGGTCAAGGGGCAGATATAGCAAAAGGTAGTTCTATATCTTTTAAAATAAAAAAAGGTATAAACTTTTTCTCTGTTGTATCTGTATTGACTAGCGCACGTTCTGACAACATGGAGGTCTACATTGACGGTGCGACACCTTCGTCATTAGGCCTAGTGGATGAAGATGGCAACGCAGCCTCTAATGGTTTTTCTACCAATTCGGCGACAACATTTTTTCAAACTTCTTTTTTCTACTATGGATTAGACGGTGGGGAGCATATTATTACTATCACCAATAATGATTCCGCTTCGAAGGCCGGCATAGTTGGCGCTATAGAAGTAGGTTACCGTTCTTTAAATCCCTCTATAGATGAATCTGTACGGCTTAATGCTGGTAAAGCTAATGTGAGGGGTGCAGAGGTATCTTTTGATGAAGGTGAGCATACTTTTGGTAACATAGATCTTAGCGGACATACAGGTGCTTTAAAAATAAATGATTCAGGCACGGTTTCAGCACTTGACGGTGAGTGTCCTTATATGTCCCAAGTAAAAGCTGAAGAAGAAATAACCTTCTCAAGTGCGGTGACCTCATTACCCATGAAGAACACGTTCTACGCTCCAGGTGCAGGAATATATTTACTATCTACGCCGCACGGTAATCACCACCTGTTTTCAGCAACGGGTAAAACAGAAACAACTATTCAAGCGCATAGCCTTGACGGTCTTTTGTGGCAGTCTCAACCCACTGAAGATTTCACGCCTCTAGATGGTTTTGATGGTGGTGCAGGAGAGGCAACGGGGGACCTGAATATAAATTTCCACGGTACCGCCCCCATCCTAATTGATTCATCTAATAATAAAATAGATTTTAAAGTAACAATAGGCGGGTCCGAAACTACTCACGCCGCTACTATAGCTTCGGGTAGATACGCCGCTGATTTAGTTCCCATTGAAGCCGCTATACGCTCGGCCATGCAAACAGCTAAGGCCATTGGTGGTGAATATCATATTAAATATAATGAAAATTCTCAGCTATGGTTAATCTATGTAGATGATCCCGAAGTAGAAGCGTTTAAGCTTTTATTTTCCTCAGGTGTAAATGTAGCCAATTCAGTACATAGCACACTAGGCTTTTCTGGTGCTGATAAAACAGGCGCACTATCTTATATTGGTACGACTGAAAAACAGCATAGATGTTGTAGGGCCTTAGAAAAAGATCCTGTTTACATGCACGCTGAAGATCCCAGGGTTAAATATAGCGGTACCCAAGGGAATAACAATGCTACAAAGCAAGACATAGAGGAGAGACTAAATATAGGCTCGGTTAGAAGGCTTTCGGCAACCGCCAACTTAATGCAGATTTTCCCTGATCAAGATTGTTCGGGACTATCCATGGATTTTGCCGAGTTTTCTGGCAGTGCAATGTTAACTTTTCAAATAGATGACGGGCAGTGTTTATATTTACTAAAGCCCGATGCTCAATATGAAAACGGAACGGCCATTAGGAATCATATTCTATCTGCATTTATTTCATTCCCAAGGGGTTCGAGAAAAATAACTGTGCGTGCAGAATCTAGTATTGCATTTTCAGAATCAGCGGATCAGGAAATCTGGTTTGTAGGTTGTAGGCAATATTTCACAAAGCCCGCATATGAAAAATTAACTACATCAGAGGCCATTTTAAAGACTTTTGATATATCGCCACTAAGTCTTTATGCCACAATTTATGGACACAATGCAGGTGTTTTATATTCCCCAGGCGCCAGCGATGATAATATCAACACCATTTCCGAAAATGGCACATGGACAGCAACGCCAGCCACTACATTTTTTAATGGTGCATACAGAGTAGCATCATCGTCGGGGGATTATGTAGACATAGATTTTACACTTGTAGGTGACGGGGGCGGGATAGCTATTAAAAGCGCATTTAACACCGCCGATAACCCGAAGGTTGCTCTATTTCTCAGCCAATCTGCTATAGTCGAGGGAACTGATAGAATACAAAATAATCACCACATCTGGTCATCGCAATATTTCGATCAAGATGATTTACAGACAATGGGACTTCCTGCTGGCGCATACATCGCTAGAATAAAATTAGAAGCGGCGGGGTTTTATGAAAATGTTGGAATAGTTGTTTATGATACTGTAGCCCCTCAAGAAAATGCTAATACAATTACTGATATAAATAATACTGGTCAAGGTGTGTGCTACCCCATAAATGTTAGGCGTGAAGTTATTCAGCAAGATTCTAATGAGCGCGTGCCTATCTGGCTCCAAAGAGCGGGGTATAAAGAAGGTATAGCCTCTTTAGTTAATTATTCTTTAAATAGTCCTGTATGGGTAAATCAGGATGATTCAGCTAACGTCCTTTTAGATGCAACAATGTATTACAGCGCGCGTGTTTTAGACAATACATCTGGGAATAAATTTCTGGTATCTGGGTTTTTTAAAGCAATTAGTGACAGAACAGGAGCAACAACAACTGGCTCTGACCTCATACAACCATTTATTGACGGTGTACAAACATTAAATTCATATTCTCAAAAAGTTCAAGTAAAAGGTGGTTCGTCTACTTCTGCTACAAGGCTTAGTACATCTAATTTAACACAAAAACTATTTAAACTTTCATGCTCATTTAGCGCAGGTGATACATTTACTATAGCAGATACTAGAGGCTTGAAAAATGATATGGAAATTATATTAGATGATGGTGCTAATAAGGAAAAGGCAGTAATAGCTTCTTTTGTTGTTGGTACAAGCTTTACGGTTAAAAAGGCTAGATTAGTTGTAATTGATGCGAATGTTACCGATGTAGAGTTTCAGGGATTTCATAGCTATGAAATTCAAATAAATGATACATCTGATGCTTATTTCAACTGCTTTGAATATGAGCCCTTAAAGATATCACCTTCTAATTCAGTCAAGCGGCGTATGCAGAAATTCAAATATGAAAAAGTATCAATTACTTTTAGAACAGTAGATAATGGTGATGATCTGTATTATCCCGTGCACTCAGATGGCATTGTTGGTAATTGGTCAACTTCAACAATTCAACTAATTGGAAATACCTCGGCATCCGCAGTTATGAATTTTGATCAAGACTTAAAAAACGTGGTTAACGCTGGTAACTCCGATTATAAAATCGACAGCGAAAGATTAATTCCAATACTAGATGAACAGGAGAGATTCTAATGGTAAAATATTTAGTAAAACAAATTTTTAATTCTGGCGTATTGGTTGGTCATGAGGTTAAACATCAAACCACCGCAAAGCACTTGCCTCGAGGCGGTAATTATATATTTATTGAGGGTGTAAACACAAAATTTCCAAAGCTCGACGTTGATATTGATGACAACATGTCGATAATTGAGGACGCAAATAAAATTTTACTTAAAGAGGCTTATGTACAGATGGACACTGATGTTGCAAGCGAGGCTTCTTTAAAAACTGGTACTGCGAATCGGGAATCGATGCTTGCATTTGTAAGCGCATATCAGCTTAGAATGTCTATACCTGAAAAATATGTTGACGTGGGATTGCTTGCAGAAATCGAAATAGCCGGTTTTTTAATTGGCGATCCATTGGATGACGCAATAAAAATAAAAGTTTATTACACAGAAGTCCTTTTTTATTTAGATTTACATCGCATGGGAAAGATTAAAGACTATCTAAACACGAAGAAATCGCTCGGCTTTTAAATTTAAGAGAGCTGGGCTAGTCTTTTATAGAGGGCATATGAAATTTTTCGCAGGTGCAATTTTAACAATAATAGTATCGCCAGTTGCCATTTGGGCTGGGTCGACATTGATTGCACATGATAGATATATCGCAAAGGATTCTGCAGAAAAAAAATCAACCAAAGAACTCATTATTGAGCTCCATAAAGATGTAAGGGAAATGAGAAATCACGTTATGGGACTAAGGATAATAAAGGTAATAAAGAAATGAAAGTTTATGCGGTACAAGTTAGACCCAGAAAGGAATGGTTTCCAATAGTCTCCTGGCTCATCATGACCGTCCAGGGTATGGCACCATGGAGCAAACAATCATATTCACATTACGCATTAATGTATAGTATGGGACCAGACCACGAAATGATTATCGATTCAACTGGTGTCGATGGAATCACAATAACCCATAGTAAAAATTTCTGGAAAAAATACAAATTAGTCAAAATGAAAGAATTGCCACCTCCAATGACTGCACATCTTTTTAATATTTGGGTGAAACGAATTATTGGCAGAAAATATGATTTTTTACAAATCGGCGGCGTATTGCTAAGAGTCATGGGTGTTATAAGTTTTAATAAGGCTGGGAAAAATTATCAGCGAATGATTTGCTCAGAAGTTATACTTAACTATTTAGAGAAATTTAACGGAATGAATTTTGGCGATCCCGACAATTACGGGCTCTTGATGGTTTCAGACGTGATCGACTCTTTATAGGAAATGCCCCTAGGAATCTCACTCATAGAAACTGCGTCTATATCATCCCAACCAGCATTAATTCTATAAGATACGCGGCCCCTTGGAATTTCTAGTAATTTTTCCCATTGCCTAACTGACAATGTAACTCCATATGCCGTGATGAAATGATTATTCCGCTTGTTATTTTCTTGCTCAATTTTTGTTTTCCACTGACAATTTTCTGGTTCATAGTTACCATTATTTTTAATTCTATCGATTGAATGTTTTGCGCTTGGCTTTTTACCCATATCCGACAAAAAAGCATCGAAACTATTGCGCCACCTTTCACAAACCCTTATACCCCTGGCTCCATAATTTTTATAATTACTAGATTTGTCATTATAGCATCTAGACTTCATTGCAATCCATGTTCTATATTCTGGTGTCTTTGAAAGACCGTGCATATTTCTCTTCATTATTGATTTTTAACATGTAGTTTTACAAAGATCATAAATAGTGTAATATTTACAAAAAGCCACGTGGCGTACATAATTTTTATAAGGAGAAGTATATGAAAGATTTAATTTTAAAAATGATTAAGGCCATTGCCGAAGCTCTTTTCAAGGTGGCACTAGAAGCTGTTAAGAAAATTGACTACAAAAAAGTTGCTTACAATTCTTACATTGATTTTAAACCATCTCTTCAAAAGAAGGTTGATGACAGCTCAAGTAAAGTTGACGACGCTGTAGTTAAGGCTCTTGATGTTATGGTTGATAAGTTTTTAAAGCCTGAAGAAAAAAATGCTTAGTAAAATAGGTGCAAAAGTTTTAAAAGTGATCCTGAGTAAATTAGGGTCACTTCTATTAGCCTGGCTTGCTGAATACAAGACAGATAAAAAAGACACAAAGGATATTCAAGATGCTTTTAATGAAGATGGTGAAGGTGATGTTGCTGGTGGCCTTAATGATGTTTTTACCCGCTAGTTGTGGGGGAATGAAACCGGTAAAATTTAATCCTGATTTCTACGAATTCGTATCTAGCGATGGTGGATACATAACCGACCAACATAAAACTGAAAAGATTTTTTGTGATCAACCAAGAGCCAGAAAAGAATTTGCAGCACTGCATATGAATAAAATAATTGAGCTCCGAAGGATTTTGAGAAATGCAAAAGTGCCAGACAATTTCAGCTCAGAGAAAAAAAACTTTCTTAAGACTGAAAAAAAAAGAATCTTGAGTGAGTTACAGAGAATGATTAATATCAGTTACAAGTAATTTCTTCGGTCATTTCAAAGTGACCGCGGATCTTTTTTATAATACGCAGCGTTCCACATCCATAATTAAACCACAATTTTCTTTTGATTCGCCAAACGGGCGTCTCATGTCCTTTTATTTCGATAAAAATTTCTTCCCTTGCGTTGGTATCAAAAATCTTAAAATCAGGCTTATACAAAATCCTCGAGCGTGTGAGGTATACTTTTGGCTGCAGATCTAAGATTTTAATTGCTCCAGCCTTTTCTTCCCACTTAAGCAGCGCGTAATATTCTGCTTCAGTTTTTGAAGCGAAAGTAATACCATCGATTATTGTTTTCTTCGCACCGTATTTATTTATTTTTGGATATCCGAAATTTTTCATGCTGATAGTTTCGATTGCTTTCTTACACCTAGTTCGACGGCGCGCTTTGGGTCCATACTTGATTCTGCGAGGTCAAACATTGCTGGTTTTTCAAATGCACCAACACTCATTCCCATGTTGCCAAGAGCCGAAAACACTTCTTCACCATAAACGCCTTTAAACCACGCCTTGATATAATCATTCCGCTTTTCTTTTCCGATAATCTTGTCGAATTGTGCGTTTATTTCGTCGAGCCTTCTTTCTTCTGCATTGAATTTTTGCCAAAAAGTATTATTTCCCTTTTCTCTGTCGTTGTCTTTCGTGCCAGCTATTGCGTGTAATTGCATGATGAGAGTGGCAACTGAAGGGAATCTCTCCTCGGTGTTAATAACTGCTTTGCATACCTGACCCACGAACTTAGGTGAAAAATCAACGAGCCTTTTTGCATATGCCGATATTCTTTCTTCTGATTTGACACCAAAAACTTCTGCCATCGCGCGAACTATGTTTTTAATTTCACATAGATTTTTGTCAGTATTGTGATAGGTCTGCATATTGTTTCTCCTCAGATTCTTTTGGCATATCGAAAGTGCCATTCATAACTTTCGCTGCATTGTTTGGGTCCAAAAGCCATGAAAGTGAAAACCATTCACATTGGAAATTGTCAGGTTTTTTATACAATTTAGAATTTTTACACTTTTCGAAAAGGCTCTGCCAATCCGAAATATCGGGTAAATAACCTGCACTTGTTTTGAAATTGTCGATATCATTACCACATGGCATTACATAAGCCTTTACAAGATCATAACCTAGCGTGTTATTCCATTCGGTTTGTACTTTTTGGAACATTGTTCCATTTTGATCTGATCCTTTTAATATATCTATATCTATATCTTTATTCTTTATCTTTATCTTAGGCGCATGTTCGTCGCGCACCTTGCGCGCTTTTTTAAAGTCTCTATCCTTTAAATCCAATAATATATGTGCGTCTATTTCATAATGGTTTTCAGTTTCATTGACCGTGTATCCTCGCTGTGTCGCTATTGTATCGACGAAACACCGCAAACGTGTCGCGCTTTTAAAGCGCAAACAAGTTCGTAATGTGCGTTTATGTATCCTGAAAAAAGTTGTTTCTCCGTCAAATAAATCACTTAAAAATTCGAGCAATCTCCAATATCGACCATACCCGTCAAATCCCAAGTCATTTATAAGGTCTTCAAGAGACTCGCTGGAGCTTGCATTCGAAAAATGTTTAAACCACTTCATTTGACCTCAATATAAGAGACCGGCTATCAAAGGAACCTTGCAAGAATCAATGATAACCGATCTCTATTTTTCGCCATGGAGGCAATTGTTTTGTGAATGTGCAAAGTTCAAAATATTTATAAAATATCACTTTACATTTGTAAATGGTTTTTATAAGTTTCTTTCGCTGACTGGAAAACAAGCAAAAAATTATTCAATTATATCCTTCGGGAATATATGACAGGCCCCTTAAGTTTCGATATCCAGTTGGCACTTAAGGGGTTTGTTGATTTAGGGGAATCTATGAAAGACAACAATTTATCGCTTTATGGCATAACTGAAGAGATGGACGCATTTGGCGAAATTCTAGAAATGGATCAAGGTGAATTTAACGAAGATTCTGAAGTGTTACTGCAATCTATAGAAGATGCACTGACTTTGAAAACCGACAATGTAGTCGGATACATTGAAAAAGAAGAAGACTTAGTCAATATTGCAAAAGCCAAAATTAAAGAATTGCAGGATTTTAAAAAATCAAAGGAAAATAAAATCCAACGATTTAAAGATTATGTGAAAATGTGTATCGAGAAAACTGGTCAAGAAAAATTTACTGGCACGTTAAATTCGATAAAATTAAGAAAGCCTATCAAGGTTGTCTTCATTTCAAATGAAGACAATTTGCCGCCTCAATATTTTGCATCAAAAACGTCAATAACAATAGATAAAACGCAAATAAAGACCGATCTGAAAAACGGTGTAGAAATCGAAGGCGCTGAGCTTGTAGACGGTGCCGCAGGAATTATTGTCGGATTAAATAAGGGGAAATAAAAATGTGCAAAGAAGAAACCGCAACAAAAACAAATGCTCAGATAGTTAATGAAAAATTGTCTGAAATACAAAAATCACTAAAAGCGCCCAAGGGTCAGTTTAATTCTTTTGGCAAATATAAATATCGAAACTGTGAAGACATACTAGAAGCATTAAAACCACTGCTCGGCACAATGACGGTAACGGTAAGCGATTCGATTAAACAAGTCGGTGAAAGAATTTATATTGAAGCAACCGCAAGGTTTGGTAATGGAGACCACTTTATAAGCAACACCGCATTTGCAAGAGAACCCATCTCGCAAAAAGGGATGAATGAGGCGCAAATAACAGGATCTTCAAGTTCGTATGCAAGAAAATATGCACTCAATGGGTTGTTTTGCATCGATGACAATAAAGACCCTGATACACAGCCGCCACCATCAAACAACAACAAAAATAATACTGGATCAAAGCCAACTTTTAATTTGACAAAAGAAATCGAAACACTCGCGGGCAGGCTTTGCAAAGGGATGAATGCCGATCAAAAAGTTAAGTTTGTTGCAGACAATATTAACAAGAAGGGATTTGCTGCGATAAAAACAATGGGCGATGAAGAGTTAAGTAGAATTATTGAGAATTTAAAGGATCTACATTGAAGAAATACGAGATAATAACAAAGGATGATTTTAAAACCTTCTATAATAAAATAGGGAACTATATAAGCCACAATGAAACCGCTGGTATTCCTTTTAAAAAGATGAACATCACAGTAAAAAGCTGGCGAAAAGATAAAACGTCTCAGCAGCATAAATTTTACTGGGTAGTCATTAGCGAAATGGTTAAGGCATTTAAAAATATTGGGTATGAATTTACAAGAGACGAGGTGCATGAGTTTGTGAAAAAAACACACGGACACACCAGAACAGTTAATTTTAAAGGTAACAGTACGATAACTATAACAAGGTCAATCGCAGATGATAGCGACGATGTAAACATAAAGGTAATGATGGATTTAATTGATTTCTCAATAAGGTGGACTGCAATAAATTTAGATTATGTAATAGAAGATCCGAGGAGGGTGTAATGGAATGGTTGATAAGATTTTTTAGCTTTAAATGGCTCAAGAGCGCGCCAATGAAAACAACAGATGGTGCGACTGATCCTGTACCTACAAGGGAACCACCTATCATTAATGGATCAGTGAGTGAGTATAAGCCATTTAGATATAAAACAAACGACGAGGGCATTAAGCTTATAGCGCGCTTTGAGGGATATGAAGACGAGGCGTATCAATGCGTAGCAGGTGTTTGGACAATTGGATATGGAACAACTATTTATCCCAGTGGGGAAACAGTTAAGATGGGTGATACTTGCACAGAACCAGATGCGAGAGAATGGCTTAGTCTTGACCTTGAGGGCAGGGAAAAGAAAATAAATAAATTCTTAAAAAAAATCAACCTGGAATTAAATGAAAATGAATTTTCTGCGATTGTTTCTTTCGCATATAATCTGGGTTTAGGGTGGATAACAGGACACAAAGAAGGCTCGGTTTATAATGCGCTCGTAGCACACGACAAGCCATCTGTTGGCAAAGCTTTTTTAAAATTTAATAGAGCAGGAGGTCGAGTGCTTAGGGGTTTGACTCGCAGAAGAAAAGCCGAACGTGAATTATTTACAAGGGCTGTGTAATGGCTGGTTGTTATGATAATGATACTGAAGACAAACACTTTGAGAATCTTTTGTTAAGACAAACAGCATGCTCCGAATGTGGAGGCGATTGGGATATGTGTATCTGCGAAAATGGGGACGATGAATGAATATATTTGCATTACTTGTATGTTGCGCGCTCTTGAGTGTTGTCGGAGTTCTTGCTGAGAATGTATCGAAATTGGAACTGGAAAAACAAACTCTTATTTCAGAGAACGCAAATATGGAATGGAGAATCAGAGAACTGACACATAAAAAGGAAGACTATGTTGAGTAAAAGAGAGATTGAAGTAATGCCGAAGTTAATAGCGCTCACAAGGAATGATGTATATCGAATAACAAAAGGTCGAGTGCATATGAAATTAAACGGCAAAATTTTATGTGGCATCGGCAAACGTGACATTGGCATTGTTAACCACACCAATAGAAATAAAGGTGTAACATGTGGAAACTGCAGAAATGCAATGTCTGCACGATTAATAAGTAATTAAAAGAGTAACAAATAACCATAAATCAAATTTGTAATCTATGTATAACCGAGTTTGTTGCTTCTCGGTTTAATTTAAACAGAATAATAGCAACTAGAAGAGGTGAATATGAATGACTTAGAAAAATTAGACGCACTTATCAAAAAAACAGGCATTATGCCTTTTGCTCAAAGCAATGGTGAGGTTGCTTTTATGGGTAAGGGTTTATTTAAAATAGAAGAAATGCAGAAACAAATTGATGACCTTATGGAGTTTATCGTTGAGCACGATATGAAAGAATTATATCAAGAATGGCGCAACTGTAATTAAAAACTAAATAGAATGGTATCAACTATCAGGAGAATGCATGAAAAGTAATAACTGGGACGCAAGTTTTGACAGGTCAAGGTATGAGAAAATCAAAAAGAATGACTTGATTGGTTTTCTTGAAACCGAGCACAATACAAAGAACAAGTTAAGAAATAATATCGATGACCTTAGAGGCGAGATTACTTATCTAAAGTCAAACATAGACGGACTTGAAACTCTTCACAAGGTGTTAAAAACGCGACTGGGTTACTGGAAGGGTGATGCCATGCAATCGAGGGAGTCACATATAAACATGTGTGTAAATAGAGATTTGGGATTAGGCGATTAAACTAAAGGGAATAGCAACAACCATTGGGGTAAAAATGAGTGATTGTAATTACTGTGATCCGGAAAAGTACAATATTATTTTCAATAAAAGCAATATGTGCCCAAATTGTCGTGAAGAACATGAGGACCACCTAGAGAGAAAAGCAGACGAAGAGAGGGACGAAAGGTTAATTGAGAGACTTTCGAAAAAAACGGCAAAACCACTGGGGGATGAGTGAATTTAATACACGGAGATTGTTTAGAAAAAATGAAGGATATTCCAAATAGCTCAATTGATATGGTCTTGACAGATCCTCCCTACGGCACCACTGCCTGTAAGTGGGACACTGTTATGGACTTTAGTTTAATGTGGAAGCAGCTAAAAAGAATAACTAAAGACAGTGCCGCCATTTGCTTATTCGGTTCGGAACCCTTTAGTTCTAACCTGAGAATGGGCAACATAAAAATGTTTAGGTATGATTGGTATTGGAACAAAGTTAAACCCTCTACTGGCCTACACGCCAAGATAATGCCCCTAAAGTCGCTAGAAGTGATTTCTGTTTTTTACAGCAAGAAGTGCCTTTATAGTCCACAGATGTCCGTTGGAAAACTAAGGGTTGAGGTAAAAAACGACTCAAACGGTGAAACATTTGGTGGGAAAAGAATTAAGAGATTACACGATAACAAGGGTCTAAAATACCCCAAGCATTTAATTGAATTTAGTAACGCGAATCAAAAAAACAGGGTTCACCCTACACAAAAGCCAGTGGCGCTCTTGGAATACCTGATTAAAACCTACACCCTGGAAGGTGAAACTGTTTTAGACTTCACCATGGGATCAGGCAGCACTGGAGTTGCCTGTAAAAATTTGAACAGAAAATTCATTGGCATTGAAAAGGATGAAAAATATTTCGAGATAGCGAAGAACAGAATAGAAAACACAATGGAATAACAAGTACCATTAGGTACATAACAAAGGAAAATAAAATGAGTAAGCATTATCAAATTTCATCTTTTATCGAGGGTGAAGGATTTAGAGTCGTAACACCATTAAATGAAGATCAATTAAGAAAGATACAAGAAGTTGCAGGAATAGACTTTATGGATGATTTAACAGTAGAGCATTCCGTAGAGATTTCAGAGGTAACACTGGGTCAAGTTATCGAGAGTGAATTAAATGGTGCTTCACTTGACGGCTTTTACGATAAGGCCGAACAAATTAGATATGTACTAGATCATGGCGTTAGCGATAAAGGGGTTGAATATTTAAAGCAAACATACCCCATAGAGTTAAATAGAGCTGAAAGTTACCAGAGCGTCAGCGAGATGCAGGAAAAAGAAGAAAGTAGTTAACAGAAGTAATAATACTGAGAGGGGAATATGGTAGCAGATTGTCATACATGTGGAACACCGCTAGATGATTCAGACATAGCCGCCGCTGGCATGGAGTGTATTTGCCATAGCTGCTGGGAGGAAAGAGAAGATATGTCACATGAAGAATGGAAAGATAAAATAAAATCGTTAAGTAAATAGAATTAACAAGACCATTTAGGAGTGATGCGAAATGAATAAAGAAATTAATAGCTTTGAAAATCATAGCAAGGTAGACGCCTCAGTGATTACTGGGTGCAACACAATATATGACTGCTCTAATCATAGGGCCAGCGTTAACGCCTTAATAGATAAGTGCAATGAGCTAAGTCAAAAAAATGCAGAGATGCGAAAAGTTTTGGTAGAAATAGTTGGTGATGAAAATGGTTTCGGTTGTCCGAGCCTAGCCGAAGACTATTTAGATAAAACCAATGAAAGAGGATATACCCTGTAGAGTATAAACGGCACTTATACGCCACAGAGTATAGAGGATAAACTATGAATAACGAAAAGAGAGCAAACGAAAAAGCAGTGTGTGACGAGTGTGTTGAGCTGCAAAATAAAGTAGACCACTATATGCAATTGTCACACCTCGCCAACAAGAAGGTCATTGACCTTATGGATAGTGCCATGAAATTTGAAAGACTGGCAATCGAAAAGCACAATGAGGGATATCAACTCAAGCAAGAAAACAAAGCCAATCGGGAAGTTAACCGAAACCTTGCTAATGCTAATCATGATTACAAAATTGAAAACGAGAAGCTGAAGGAATTGCTAAATAAAGACGATATGCACCTGCTTCATAATTACTTTCGTGGCGTTGTTAGCTATGGAAACCAAGACACAATCCAAGCGAAGGAAGATTATGAGCTTTATACAATAACTCATAAACTTAAAAATTACAGTACAGGAAAAACTATTGGAGAAAATAATGAGTGATGTAAGTGAATATGACAAGATAGACTGCATGGCATACTGCCCCGCCTGCACCCATCAACTGCGCGAGGGTTACAATCTAGGATTAAAGGAACAGCAACAAAAAATAGATGAGCTTGTTAAGTGTGTTGAGGCAATGGTGCAAGATAAAAAAATAAGCGCACCTGAAACATGGTACAGCAAGCGAGCGCGAAAATGCCTAGAAAAACACAATGGAATCAGTACAACTGAAGGAAAATAAAATGAGCGAAGTATGGAAAGACTTATATGCCGATGCACGTAAAGAAGCCGATAGATTGAAAATTAAAAACAAGAACTTGGAAAAATTAAACAGTGCAGGCAGCGACGAACTGTTAAAAAAGCATAAAGAAATACTAGAATTAAACAGGCATATTATAGAACTTGAAAAAGTAAGGGATACATGTATAAAATGTGGATGCAATGAATTTTTGTGTGGACACAATGCAAGGGGATAGTTATGTCATGTATAATTTGCTTCAATAATGAATGCACGTGCAAATCGAGAGTGATATCACTTCTTAGAAAACAGCGTATTGTAAGCAAGTTCTATAAACGAAGCAATAGAGCCGCATTCTTTCATTATTTTAGCTCTTTGATTGGGCGTTAATCTAATACTCACAGTGCGGGCCTCCTTGCCCGATTCATATTTCCTAGGCCTACCAGCAGTTTTTTTATTTTTCATCGTTATTCCTTAAAAATTGAATGCGATTAATTATTAAAAAAATAGTATGCTTCATTGATGAAATGATAGACATTCCCGCATAGTCAGAGTCAAGCTCTGCATCAACGAGCACCTCAATTTTATTTTCAAGTGCAGTAATTAACAACTCTAAATGTTTGATTTTATGTTCCGTGTTAAGCATATTTACTCCTTATACCCCTAAAAAGGTTGAGACTATCGCGTCTAAATCAACGCATCCGATTTCACCAGGTGACATTTCTTTTGTTATCAGATCAATAATGTATTTTAAAGCAGATTCATTATCGCCAGCAAAAAGAAAATTGTTAATAGCAACATAATGAGATGTGTCTTTTGATATGATAGTGAATGCGGTTAGCGTCTCGTCGTTAAATACTCTAAACATTTTAAACCCCTTGTTAAATGTTCGATATAATTAGTGTAACACAAATATTGCACCAAGTCAAGCTTTACAAAAGTGCTTAAATAATCGACAATAGTGTCTGATCTGTGATCAAAACTTTATTTATCTGTGATAAAAAAGGACTAAAAGTGAACGTAAAACGCATACAATGGCGTCTTGAGCAAAGGCGTGTCTCTGAGTTAGTACCATATTCAAAAAACCCGAGAATTATTGATGGAAATGGCTTAAAAGACCTCGAAAACTCATTCGATGAAATTGGCATGGCACAGCCAATCAACATAAATACTGATAATACGATTTTGTCTGGACACGCGAGAACTCAGCAATTGAAAAAAGAAGGTGTTGAGATCGTCGATGTTTATGTACCCGACAGAAAACTTACACCAAAGCAAGAAGAGGCCGTAATTATTCGCATGAATAAAAACGTGGCTGGAACGTGGGACTTCGAAAAACTTACGAACGATTTTGATTTTGAAGACCTTGAAAATTGGGGATTCACAAAAGATGAATTAAGCAAGCCAGAAGTCGAGGTAATCGAGGGAAAAGGTGACGAAAATCATATACCCGAGGCGCCAGCAATAGCAAAAACAAAACTTGGTGATGTTTGGTTACTAGGAAAGCACCGCTTAATCTGCGGAGATTCTACAAACTTGAACACCTATGAAAAGTTAATGAGAGATGCAAAAGCTGATATCACATTTACAAGCCCGCCATACAATGCAGGAAAAACTCCAAAAGAAAACGGGAAGTATGTAAATAACACAGATGACTTAAGCGATGAAGATTATGCTCAATTTTTAAGCGACTTTACGACCAATTGCCTAATGTTTTCAGATTACGTGTTTTCTAACATACAAAGCATATCAGGAAACAAAGTCGCTTTGATAAATCATCTCTATGACATGCAGAGTGTTTATGCTGACACAATTATCTGGAATAAAGAAAGTGCGCAGCCAGCAATGGCAAGAAGGGTGCTCAATTCTCAATTTGAATATATTCATATATTTTCGAACGAAGCGACTCGAGCGATCGGCAAAAGAGATTTTAGGGGGACTATACCAAACCTTTTTACTCTAGGATCACGCGCCGGAAAAGAATTTGCGAAAGTTCACAAAGCAACATTTAGAGTTGAGCTACCAGAAATGTTTCTTGAAAATTTCACAGAATTAAGTTGCCTAGATCCTTTTTGCGGAACAGGGACGACGATCATTGCGTGCGAAAAAAATAACCGACAATGCTTCGGTATTGAACTGGATCCCATTTACTGCGATATTATAATTAAGAGGTGGGAAAAATTCACCGGCAAAAAAGCGGAGCTCGAAAGTGGAGATATTTAAAGAGAGCAAATTATCAGTATGTGGCGAATGCTACAATGCGCAAGAAATATGCAACGTCAAAACAATGAAAAGCTGCGAGACAGATAAAAAGCTCAGAGTGGCATATGTTAAAAGCTGTTCACATTTCAATAAGCCATTTGTTTTCGAATCAGATGCAGAATCAAACACAGTTGCATGCAAAAAAGCAGATTCACGAATCGAAATGATGGGCGGAGGTCATAAATGACTCAATGCAAGGAAGCTGGAATAAAGCGGGTGCACCATGTCAGATAAGAAGGTAGCTGAGAGGGATGAATTAGGTCGTTTCACACGCGAAAGTTTAATGGGTAACAAACACTCGAAGAAAGACTTTACGAAGGAAATGGCAGTGCATGTGACCTCTCAAGAGATGTATTGGTGTGCAAGGATGATAACGCAACTACCAGTTAAGGATCTAAAGGAAATGGTCAAGAGTGGTGAACTCGACGATCAATCATTATTGACTCACATGACAATCAAAAAAGCAGTTTCGGGTGATTTAAAGCCGATGCAATTCATGATCGAAATGATATGTGGTAAGGCTAAACAACAAATTGATCAAAAGATAACTGAGCATTCAATTCAAATTAGTATTGATGGCGATGATGCCAAGCTATAGGGGAAGTATGAATATAGAAAATGCAAATTCAGAAGATTCAAAAGAGCTGGTCAGGATAATAGACAAACATCCTAGGGCATGGTGGTGGTTCGACGATCAAGTCATATGTGCAGAAAGACCCAGCGATGTGCCATTTTATATTAACTGGAATACAGATGTATTTATAAGTATTGTGCAGTCAATAGAGTCTGATATGAATGGTAACTTCTTAGACTTCATAACAGAAAACGAACTCGAAGATCTGTGGAATGAATGGAGTTCACATGAGCGGTGAGCAAGACAGGGAATTTAATCCGAACTACCATGAGTATGACGGACAGGCGAAAAAAAATGTCGAAGACACTAAATTTCTTAACAAGTCACGCAAACAACTAGAAGATAGGATGATTAGTGTTAAGGTTAACGGGGTCGAATACGACTCCGTAATTGCTGCGGCAAATGCTATCGGAGTTACTGAGCCAACAATCGGGAAGCACTTAAAGGCTTTGTCTAAAACAAAAATGTCAAAAATCGAGGTCGACATCTCGGTCAGAAAAACATTTGTATTCGAGAAAATTAAATAAAATAGAGAAAATCAAGGATGACGGAAGCTTTATTTAAAAAAACTATAACCCAAACAAGGGCCATCAAAGTTCTAGGCAGTATTGCCAGATTCATAATGCTTTTTGGTGGCTCAAGATCAGGAAAAACGTTCATTATCATATATGCGATTATGATAAGAGCATCAAAGGTTAAGTCACGACACGTTATATTTAGAAGCAAGTTTAATGCCGCGAAAACCGCCGTATGGCTGGACACGCTGCCCAAAGTTCTTATCATATGCTTTCCCCGACTTTACATCGACTGGAATAAAACGGACTATTATATTACCCTGCCCAATGGGTCTGAGGTCTGGATCGCTGGTCTCGACGATGCAGCGAGGGTTGAGAAGGTTCTAGGGAAGGAATACTCAACCCTCTACTTTAATGAGTGCTCACAAATAGCATATGCATCTGTAAAGGTGGCATTAACAAGGCTCGCTGAAAAAAATTCTCTTATTAAAAAAGTTTATTATGATGAAAACCCGCCAACGAAAAAGCATTGGTCATATTGGTTATTTATAAGAAAGCAAAATCCCGACGACAATGAGCCTGTTAACAGTAGTCAATATGCGTCATTCCTAATGAATCCAAAAGACAACCTTGATAATATCGACGAAGATTATATCAGAATAACGCTCGCCAATATGTCAAGAAAAGACCGAGACAGATTTGAACATGGGATGTTTGACGATTCAGGTGACGGCCTGGCTTATTATGGTTTCGACGAAGAAATCAATATCGCAAAATTTGAGCATAAGCACATATTAAAAGACGAAACGATAACGATGTTTATCGGACAAGATTACAACGTCAACCCAATGACATGTGCGCTTGGATTTGTGGAAAACAATGTTTTATATATTTTTGATGAGGTGTTCGAGGAGAATAGCGATACGCCGAAAGTAGCGCGATTGTTAAATGACATGGGATATTATATAGGGAAGGTAATTCCCGACAGTACAGGCAAGAATAGAAAAACATCTGGCCGAACAGACTTTCAATCAATGCGCGATGCGGGATTTGAAATAGTACCCACCAGAAACCCCTTTGTTAAAGATCGAGTGAATAATTTGAATAGATGCATGGAGCATGAATTAATTGTGATTCATCCGCGATGTAAAAAGTTAATAAAAGATTTAAACAACGTAAGCTGGAATGATAATGGCGACCTTGACCAAAAAGGTGCGAATAAAATGCTTACGCACATTTCAGATTGCCTCGGGTATATGGCGTGGAAACTTTTACCACCACCAGATATAGACAGAGGTGTTACAATTGTTAGAAGATAAGAATAATTAACAAGAGGATATTTATGTTTGAATTGAACGACGCGACCATTAAGCAAATAATCAATGACATTAATGCTGACCAGAATAAACAGCAAAAAGAAAGGGATTTCAAGAGCCATCAAATGTATTCAGGCAATCAACGCGAATATGTTAAGTCGGAGCTCGAAGCATTATATCCCGAGTCACATAAAATTATGCGCGTCTCAAATGTGAACGTGCTCAAGAAGACCGTTAGCAAGAGGGCCAAGGTTTATAAGGACGAGCCCAGGAGAGTTGTTAATGGAAAGGACAATGAAAACCTAACAAAGATTTACAAAGAAGGTAGGTTCAACGGTGCATACAGGAAAATGGATGAGGGATTCAACAGATCTTTCACGGGGCTTCTTTGGGTGCAGAATGATGAAACTCAAAGAGGTAAATTTAGATTAATTTATCTCAATAGATTTACATTCGATGTAATTATAAACAATGACACTCTCGAGACTGAAGCAGTAATTCTTTCTTATCCGAAATCAGATGTGACAAGTCCCATTAGTACAATGTTTAGTGATGGCGTCAATCAACTAATAGCCGAGAGTCAGATGGATTCGGCGAACGATGCAACTGTCTACGCAATGTGGACAAAAGACCAGCACGTTAATGTTGTTAAGCGATTAAATAAACAAACCACAACCATCGATTACATAAAAACCGACGAGTCGGATGAGAAAAAGAATGATCTTGGAATGCTCCCATTTGTTTGGTTAACAAATGATCCGTACATGCCAGAGTATCCAGTGGAAAACCCATTGCCGGACGACTCTATTGAAATTAATTTACTTAATTCAAGTTTGCTAACAGCCGCACAACAGCAAATCGGGCAACTAGTTTTAAAATATCCCAAGGGTTCAAAAATAAACACAATTCATAAAGGCTTTTCCATATGCCTTGAGCTGCCTCAATCGACAGAGCAAGACCCAAAAATAGAAACAACGGCAGAGTATATCGTTCCTAATTCAGACCTTGAGGGCATGAATAAAGTAATTCTCGATTATGCGGCAACGATTTTATCAGACAATGGACTTGAAGGCGCCAGTCTTGCGGGTCAAGTGCAAAACTTTGCATCTGGATTTGAAAGATTGGTTGCAAGTGCCAGTGTTGTTGAAATTCAAAAAGAAAATCAAACATACTATGGCGAAATAGAAGAAAAGGTTTTTGAGATTATAAAAAAATATGACGAAGTTAACGGGACCAATCTTTTCAAAAAAGAAGATGAGCTAGGAGTTCACTATCAAGAACCTCAAGTAATTAAATCCGAGAAAGATAAACTGGAAATTATTGAGAAGCGTGACGATTTACAACTTGATGAGCCGCATGAAAAATTCATTATCGATAATCCTAGATTAAGCCCTACGGATGCCAAAGCGAAGCTTAAGAGAATCGAAGATGCGAACGAATTAAAGATGCCAGTAATAGGTGAAATTCCAAATGGCACTAATCCAGATGAGAAGATCGATGCTACTGTTAGTTAACAACGTCGACGTCTGGTTGCCATTGTTAGCGTTGTTTTTAATCACGTGGAACATATTGTGGCTATAACTAAAGATGACATTACAAGCGAGATCACGCTCAAGAAGACCGAAGTAAGAGTTGATCTTAGTAAAGAGCTTAAGGGTTTAACCAGTGCAGTTAAAAGCAAGATATCAGCCGATGTTGCGGATCTGATTAGACGAGAAGTTGGAAACGATGCAGTAAATAAACAACTTTCAAGTGTTAGCGGTAAAAAATTCAGGGGTCTTTCGCCAGACTACAAAGCGTTTAAGAAGAGAGAAGGCAAAGGAAACAAGGCAAATCTTTTGCTAGAAGGTGACATGCTTGGGAATCTCACAAAAAGCAGTGCTGTGCAGTCAGTTAAATTAAAAATCACCAAATCAAAAGAAATAAAAAAGTTTTTTAATCATAATACCGGTGATACGCTACCGAAAAGACAAGCATTGCCGAACAAGGGTGAGTCATTTCGCTCAGGCATTATGAAAAAGATCAATAAAGTCATTAGAGATGGAAAAAAATCAAGCAAGGGGGAATCAGATGCTTAAAAATTTATTTATCAGGATATTTAGAATAAATGATTTGGAGCCAATTGAAGATTGGCATACAAATAGTGTTTTAAAGGGCGTGAAAAAGGGTGACATAACTGTCATCTCGGATCTCCCAGTCACTCAGCTAGGGGATAAGTTGGTATCAATATGGTACGCGAAATCTTTTTTTACTAGACTAAAATTCTTAATTACAGGTAAGGTTAACTTTCAAATAATGGCACCGACTCACGCACCGATTTCAATTTCAATTGGTGAATACGAGCAGTCTAACAATGGAGAAGAAGATGAGTGATGAAAATTGTGAAACTAATGAAGCTGAACACGCAAATGTTTGTGAAGTTGAAAAAGAAATGACTGGTGACGAAATCGCAGCGATGCCACTTGAGAATGAGCATGTGGAAAAGGTGCCAGCGCCAGAGCCAAACATGGTAATGGCAAAAGAAGTAGGCATTGACTCAGAAAACAAGGACCGTTTCGACGATACTGTTGACGAAAACAAAGTTATTCTTTGCAATGACGAAGTTTGTGAAGGTGATTTGGCCGTAGACATGTTACAAGCAGCAAATAAAAAGGTTGATATTGCCGAGCAGAAAATCGCTAAATTAATCAAGTTAATGTTGTTAGCAGATCCAGCAGTCGAGCGCATTGTTGGCGGTAGAATCCAAGCACTTCAATGGGACGCATTTATTAAGGCATTCCCAGACGAAGGTGGTAAATAATTTAATATAAGGGTCTAGCTTAATTGGCAAAGCAACGGGTTCGCATACCCGACCATCTGACTTCGAAAATCAGGACCCTTGCCATTTTTAATCCATAATTTATCTGATAAACTATTCGCATGGGCGTGAAAATAAAAGTCAATTTAAATATACGAAAGCAGCTTCAGGCGGCTCAATCATTGTCATCGAGACAAATCAAAAAAGAAATCATTAATGAAATCGATAGTAATTACTCAAAGGGTATTTCGCCAGTTAGGGGATTTAATGTCTATAAGGCTTATAGGGAGAGCACTGCAAAGAAAAAAGGGCGGAAAACCCCTGTAACAATTAAAGAAAGTGGTAAGCTTAGGGCTTCTTTGACCGCGGTGCAGAAAAAAAGACATTCAATATCAATATTCTTTAGAGGTAAGAGAAATCAAAAACTTTCCCAATATATCAACTTTGGCACAATATTTATGGACGCAAGGCCTTTGCTTCCAATAGCCAGAGGTCAGACATTTAAAAAAAGAATAACCGACAAATTTAATAAAATAGTTTCCAAATCGTTAAATAGATTTATAAAATAACCGCACTTGCAAATTTCTGCAAAATAAAAGAAAATTAACCTATCTCTGTGAGATTCACTGTGTGAAAAAGGAATTAGTAATGACTGAAAAAACTGTATTAGAACCAGAAGTAAAAAAAGAACCCGTAGTAACTACACCAGCTATGACTGTGGAAGAGTTGATGTCAGAAAATACGAGGCTCAAGGACCAGAACTTTAAGGTACTGGGTGAAAAGAAAAGCATGAAAGCTGAGCTTGACGCCGAGTTGACCGATAAGGAGCAAAGAAAGAGTGACGCGCTAAAGAAAAAGGGTGACACTGAAGCTCTTTTAGACGAAGCGAATAAAAAGATTGCTAACTTAACCGAGACTATTACTCAAAAACAAGAAAGTAGTTTAAGTAAATCAATCGCTCTTGAAGTTCAAAAACTTGCTGGTGATGCAATGGATATTGCAGACATTATTGACAAAATTGATATCAATGACGAGAATATTGATATTGAGAATGAAACGGTGACGGATTTGTCGACACAAATAGATAAGCTCAGAAAAGATAAGCCTTACTTTTTTGACACTAAGAAAACGACAATGACGACAAAGCTGCCAAATATGGGTGGCATTTCAACGGGTGGCGGAGGTGATAAAAAACCGTTAAAGCGCCAGATCGCTGAAAGCTTAATGAATAAAAAGTAATTAGTTAATATTAATTTGGTCTAGGAGGACTGTAATGGTTGAAAAAACAACAAGTGGATTGGGACAGGATTCTGTTTCTAGTATGATTCAGGAAATTCTCAGAGAGAATTCCGTTCTTGCAAGCGTATTTTCAGATGTTTCACAATTTGCCGGAGAAGGCGACACATCTATTTCGTTTCCAAGAAACACAAACAGATTTAGTGTTCAAAAACTAAGTGGATCTCAAAAGGGTGACGATCAAGATCTTATCATCGACTTTGATAAGCTTGAACTTGATCAAGAAGCTCATATTCAATGGGTAATTAAAAAGTTCGACCAAAAGAAATCGAAAATGAATATCCTTGAAAATGCAATTGAAAATGCAACTGGCGAGCATGCTTTTGGGCTTGACTCTGACCTAGTTACAGAATTGCAAGCAGGTCTGAATACTACTCCTGTAACAGGTGCCATCACTCAGGCAAAGGTTGTTGAGACAATCGTTGCTGCCAATGTAGGGAGAATTCCTAGAAAGAACAGGCGTTGGGTATTTGGAAACGCTGGTTACGGTGTTTTGATTGCAATCGATGGATTTGTTGATGCTTCGAAATCAAACCTTGATATCGTTAGAACAGGACAAATCGGAACTCTTTATGGTGACCCAGTTTTTGAATCAGATGCTTATCCTTCAGCAGAAGCGCTATTGACTCATAGGGATGCGCTTGCATATGGTTTTGCAGCAGGTCCAGAAGTTGAAGATCAAAAAGCGATCGAATACGGGACAGGTTCTAGACGTTGGGTTATGGATCAAATGTATGGAGTTAAAACTCTTAATGCCGGACTTATGGCGATTGAGATGACGGGAGCATAATCCATAGATGACCAATCGGGCTACAAATCCAGTTTCGCCAAGGTACATTGAAGCAAGAAATGCAAAAAAACTTCAATGGGAAATGGCGAGACTAATTTTAAGAAGTGGGAAGCAGTATGACTTCTACTTCTTTCAGCAGCTCGAAGATGGCCGTGAAAGGGTTTGGTATAGAGAAGAATTGGAATTTAGTTATTTAAAACATTTAAACGCGAGGAGCGAATAATGGGACTTTTAAAAGGTAAAAAAATGCTACTAAAATACGACTACGATTTCGCAGTCGATGGTGGTGCAGTGAGTACGATTGCTCTGTCACAGGTAGCAGGAAACGAACTGCTTGCAGGATACAAAGTTGTTGGAATGTATGTTGTTGTGGAAACAGCGATTACGTCCGGCGGATCACCAACACTTACTATCGGAAACACGACCGATGCGGATGGTTACGCAGCAGACTGTGTAGCACTTCTTGACAAGGGCTTTCAAGCTGGTGAAGTTGCTGGAGATTTAATTTATGATGACACAAATGATCATCTGATTATGTACTCACCACTTGTTGCTGATGATTTAGACATGAATATCGTAATCGGAACAGCGGCATTGACAGCAGGTAAGTTTGCTATTTATTTAGAAATTTTAGCTTAATAATTGGGGGCTTCAGCCCTCTCTTTTTTAAAGGCTTACGATGAACGCAAAAACCGACGCGCTAAGGACTAATGAAAATAATAAGTTCGCCAATAATGCTAATGGCGACGTCGGTGTCAATGTTATTAATACCGGCGGCATGGGTATTTCACCTTATGACAATGTAGCAATTACTTATCCAACCGCAACGCAGGAAGTTTATGAATTTACACTTAGTAGTGTCAACGTAGGAACAGTTACGGTTGATTATATAGACTCATCTAAAACTCAAATATCAAATGTGGCGAGAACGTAATGGGATATAAGTTTAATCCATTTACAGGAAACTTAGACTTTGCAGACACTAAAGATTATCATTCAGGCTGTTATTTTATAGACACAGATGAGGTGGTGGTTATCAAGGAAGGAAGACAATCTATTACTTATGGCGAATTAGAGCTTAAGGGTGAAATTGTAATTAAAGGTCAACTCATAATAACGGATTAATATATGGCTACGATAAAAATTGAAGAGCAGGAAGAACCATCAACACCCGAGTCGGGTCACGTCTCACTCTACGCAGATACAGCTGACAGTATAATCAAGGCCAAGGATGACACGGGCACGGTCACTGCATATGGAGACACTAAAAAAACCAAAGTCTCATCGAATGATACAACCGAGGGGTTTCTGGAGGCTAAAATAGTTGATGGTATTAACTCAACGGTCACTATTGACGATGAAGGTGGGAATGAAACTCTCCAAATTGACGTTGTTGTTGCAGGCGTAGACGACACAGCCGTAGATATTACGGGAGCAATCGGGTCAACAACTCATGTTACAAACCAGAGGGAGTTTAACACTCATTCAATGTCGTCAGGTGTGACAGATGGGTGTGGGATAACCGACAATGGAGATGGCACGGTTTCAATTGCTGCAGGCGAGTCCCTAATTAGGGTTTCGGCGGCGGCTCATGCGGAATTAAAGACTACTGAAGTGACAGCGCAGGGGCCTATCTCGTTAACCGACGATTCGATTAACTATTTATACCTTTCTTATAATGCTGGTTCACCCGTAATCGTAGCAAACACTAGTGAATCAAGCTTTAACTGCTTGGATAAATGCTTGATGTATGTAATTTATAGGAATGGAAACACGCTTGATTATATAGACGCATCGGATGAAACAAGCGACTTTTCACGGAGAGCAAGAGTATTATTTAGAAATTTTTCACGATTCATTCACAGTGCTGGTGGTAGTGTTATATCTGAAACTGGTACTAGAAACCTTGGGCTAACTGCAGGTAGTTTTAACTATAGGACAACTAATGTCCCGCATGATGCTTTCGACACTAGTGGGGCAGAAACCTTTACATATTACTACAGAGACGGTGGCGGAGGTTTTACAGAGGTCGCAAGTTCGACGACAATCTCAAACACCCAGTATGATGACGGGTCGGGGTCGCTGGCCATAATGGGAACAAATAAGTATCGGGTGGACGAGTCGTTTTTGGTTTCAAACACGCCAAGCCGTATTATAATTTTATATGGGCAAGCTGAATATAACTCGATTGAAGAGGCAAAGGCAGCTGGACTATTAACGGTGATTCCTGGTCTCGCTTCGAATATGGGCTCGCTCGTAGGCCGAGCAATTGTCAAAAAAGACGGGACTAATCTTGAATTAGTTGAGTCGGCATTCACAACGTCTTTCACATCAAGTGTGGCAACAAATCATAATGGCCTAGCAAGTCTTGACGGTGGTGAATCTGGTTATTATGGGCATCTAACATCTGCTCAACATACAATTGCAACTCAAGCAGCAAGCGGCTCAGTCGCAGGATATGTAACAACAGGTGCTCAAACGATATCAGGTGATAAAACAATCTCTGGGACAACCACGTTCAATGCAGCTCCTACATCTCCACACACAGGGCCAAACTCTGAAAGATTTGGTGCAACATCTACGGCGGCGGGGGATGATGCAACTGCGCTAGGGTATGGGACATCGGCAAGTGGGGATCAGTCAATAGCAATAGGTAGGGGATCTCTTTCTACGAAGTTTGGGGCCATTGCAATTGGTAGATATTCCGAGGGAATAGGAGACTATGCGCTGTCAATAGGCAGAGCGAGTAAGGCAAGTAAAAATTTCTCAGTAGCAATAGGCAGTGCAGCAAAATCTGAGTATGCGTACAGTGTATGTCTAGGCGGTCAAGCCACTGCAACCGCTGAAAATCAGTTTGTAGCAGGATCAACGGGGGCGGAAACCCAAGACGTTTATTTTGGGAACGGTGTTGCTCACGCCACGCCAGTCGCATTTACGTTTCACGGAACGTCAGGCTCAGGCACAGACATCGCAGGTGCAGATATTAAAATTGCGTCAGGTCAAGGAACTGGAACAGGAGTTTCAGGTAAAATTATACTTCAAACAGCAACGGCGGGCGGTTCAGGTAGTTCATTAAATACTTTAAGCGATAGGGCTGCAATTGACACCATAGGAAACATGGGCCTCGGAACAGTTTCACCTGACGCCTCAGCATTACTTGAAATGAGTTCGACAACCAAGGGTTTCGCAGCTCCGCGAATGACAACAACTCAAAGAGATGCGATATCCTCCCCGGCAACGGGTTTGGTGGTATTTGATACAACTTTAGGAGTACCCGCATTTTACGACGGGGCCGCGTGGGTGGGCCGTGATCTAAACTCATTAACAGACTGTATAAGTGATGGGTCAACAATTGCAATTGGGCCAGGAGCAGGTGCAAGTGATGACCTGTCTGCAAATGTAAACGTATATATTGGAGTAGACGCAGGTGGGAATAATACCACCGGTTACGATAACGTAGTCATCGGCTTTGAGGCCATGCACGACTCTACTAACGCTCATTCTAACGTAATGATTGGTAAGTGGGCGGGTTATGAATCAGGTGGAAACGCCCAACACGTAATGATTGGAGAGGGAGCAGGTTACAACACTTACGGGGGGAATAACACCGCTGTTGTAGGGTATCAAGCCAACTATTATAACACTGGGGGAAGTGGAACCGTGGCACTGGGATATCGTGCAGGTTACGGCGTATCTCTTGGGTATAAACATAGAAACGTATTTATAGGACAGGAGGCCGGATCTAATGTGGCAACGTCTGCCTCTGATAACATCTGTATTGGGTACGATACTGACTTGCCCACTGCGGCGGGAGATAGTCAATTAAATATAGGGAACACTCTTTATGGGAATCTAACTACAAGCTCTATTAGTATTGGGTCAACAGCTCCAGTCGCAACAGCAAAGCTTGAAGTTAACTCAACAACTCAAGGGTTTCTACCCCCTGTAATGACAACAACTCAAAAAAACGCTATAAGTTCCCCAGCAACAGGGTTAATGTTGTTTGATAGTACATTAGCAAAACTTTGTGTTTATACAGGCGCAGCTTGGGAAACAATAACATCTGCATAGGAGAATAACATGCCATATAATTTAGATTCGGCGATACCGTCAGAAGTTAAATACATAAACAGTTACAAGATAGTAACATTTACCACCGATCTCGAGAGGGACAACATCATTGTCAACTACAACGAGTTAAGTGGGGACGAGGTTATCGGAGAGAATCAGATAACAATTAAAGGTGATGATTTTGCAGGCATTGTTAACTCACTCCCTAATGGGGCAGTAACATTTAAAGGGAACCTTAAAGAAAAGTTATATGAGGCAATGGAAGCTCAACTAGGTATAGTAGGAACGGTCATATAAATAACTGGAGGCGTAAATGAAAGATCTAAGAATATTATCGTTTATAGGTGCATCGTTCACCAATATTTCAATTGAAATGAATAATTATGATGTTGATGACTTGAATTTCGACATGACTGTTGACAC